ATTTTTTAGACGAACTTGTAAATCCGTCTTTTTCCCATTTTACACCTTTTTCTCCTAGTTTGTCAACTATTGAATTTTCAATAGCTTCAGCACTATCCTCACACGCTACTGTAAAACGCGCATGATACCCATATGCTCTTATATTAACTAGAAAATTTTTCATGATTGCTCTCCTTATACCACAAAAAAAAGGGGCCCGAAAGCCCCTTTTTAAATATTAGTTTTAACGATTATACTGCGTCAGAACCAAAGATACCTCTAGGATCAGAGAATCCGAAAACGTATCTCTCTCTAGCTTTGTATCTTACATTTCCTGTATCGAAGTCACCTTCCATTGAAGTTTTGATAGGTGATCTTACGAAATGCTTAAGACCGTTAGGAACATCTGTTTTAATGAAGAATTTCTTCGTGTTAGTTAAGTAGTGGTTTACTACATAACCTTGAGGAATCATTCCCATTGACGCTATTGCGTTAATGTCATTATCAGCTGTGCCAACTCTACCTGCAGACTTCATCAGTCTTTCAGCAGTAAATTGAAGCGCTGAAGGAATTACTAATTTAACTCCTTGTGCCGCAATTTTTAGGCCTCTTTCATCAGTAAACGCCGCGATGTCAATCAACGACTGTTCTAATGAAGTTTCGTTAAGTTCAGCAGGTGTTGCTAACTCGTTCGAGAAAGATCCCGATAAAGTTGGGTGATCTGTAGCACAAAGTGCTTTTGTATCACCACCAGCAAAGCTTGCATTAAACGCATTGTTTAATACAGCTGCTGCCTTAACTTGCTTCGTGTTTGCCATAGATCTTGCTAACGCTTTTGTATATCTAGACGCAAGTCTGTCATACAAGTTATCTTCGATAGCTTCTTCTGTGATTGCAAACGCTAATGCAATTGTTTCGTTAGTGTAACGAGCTGTGAAAGTTTCTTGTGCATCATCGAATGTTACACCTTGACCTTCTGGTTTTACAGCTGCATTCGCGAAACCTGATAACATTACTTCCTCTTCGAAAGCTCTGTCAGAAGTTTCTGTGTCGAATATTTCTGCGTGCTCGTTAGCGTATTGTTTGTATTCCAAGCCGAACAGTGCGTTCAAACCTGGCTCTAGTTCTTTAACTAGTTGTGCTCTTGATATTGCCATAGTTATATACTCCTATTCGTATTAGTTATACAAGTTACTAGCTTGTGCAATTGATACTACAACGTTCGCACCTACTGCTGTTAGATCATTGTTTTCTGGATCGTCAGCTGATCTCACAAGTTTGAACATGTGAGTTGTTGCTGCTCCACCACCAATGTCTAAAGTAACAGTTGATTGACCGTCTTTATTATCAGTTGCTGTAAAGCTGTTTGTGTTATAGCCAGCATCTCCGATCATAGCTTGAGTAACTGCCGCGTCCGCTTTAATAACATATTCTTGTTGCGGGTTGTCATTTACAAAACCTATTCCGTCGTTGCTACCTGTATTATAGTCAGTTCCAAATGTTGTGCCTGCTGCAACTGAATTAGCAAAAGTTGGTTTGCTCGTAGAACTATCAATATAGAAAGCTCCATTGAACACACCAATTAGGGGAGCGTGTCCAGTATTATCGAACGCTGCTCCACCACTTCCACCATCATCAGTTGTTGCGAAACTTGCATCTTGTAAATAACCTTGATCACCACCAGCATCCTGGATTGAACAAGGGTTATTTTTGAAGATACCAACACCTAGGCCTGATTTGATTTTGTAATTAGATTGACCAGAAGTTGCTGGAGTATTTCCAACAGTCGTGATCGTTCTTAATCCAAAACCAGTTGTACTTGCATTTGCCATAGTTTTAGTTTCCTTATTATTGTTAAAGTTAATTTAATGGGTAGGAATTGCTAAATAATTAGCTTTTCTTTGTACCACCAAAAGTTACGCTAGATGCAGATTCATTTCTGAATTTCATCCCAGCTTGCTTTTCCTTCATAAGATCGTTGTTTATAGCTTCTTCTTTTTCTTGAGTCTTCCTATTATAGTAATCCTCAATTTGAGCTGCGATCTCTTCCGGTATCCTTGCGAGCAAAAGGCCTCCTACTCCAATGATCCCTGCGTATCTACCTTCAGACATTTGCGGATAATCTTGATCTGGATATTCATCAGCTCTAACTAATTCGTATCCTTCTCTTAATGAAGCTGCAACATTTTTGGTATCTTGATACCCCATGCTTTCAGCTCTTATCCACTGATGACGAAAGCCTTTTGGCGCAGGCGGTGCATCGAGTGAGTTGGGTGGAGTCCATACTTGTTTGTGAGAAGTTTTTTCTCTAGTTTGACTCGCACGTGAAGTTTTCATTTTATCATTTTCCATATGCTTATACTCCTTCCGTGATTTTTAATTGTTTTGCATAATCTTCGAGTGGCACACCTAATCTTTTAGCTATTGCTACCTGTGTTGATGTGAGTTTCACAGTTTTTTTGCGTCCTGTTGAGGCTGAACGTTTAGCCGAAGCTACGTTTTGAGCAGGTTTTGCTCTTTCTGTAGTTGTTTCCGCTACCTTATCAAATTTATGCGGAAATTCAAGTCTTATTCTTTTATCGACTTCCGTATAATATTCGTCAGTTTTAGGATCAAAACCTTCTTCTTCTACTAACTTTTTATGTATATCAAAAGCAGTATAAGTCATAGCAGAATCGTTGCCAAACCAAGAGTTTTTGGCTGCCCAATCTTCCGCTCTAGGATCTGTTACAGCTGGCTGTGTATTACTTCTTTGAGGAGTAATATTAACCTCTTTCTCTTTTTTAGGCTCTTCTCTATTTTTCATAGATGAAAGTCTTGCGGCATCTACAGTTACATTAGCAATCTGTTCCTGCGCTGCGACTTGAGCTTCAACATTTTGAGATTCAATGGCATTTTTAAGAGCAAGTTTAGCTGCTGCTAAATTTGTCTTAACTCTACTTTCAAATTCTGAAACATAGTTTTTATCTAATTTAGATAATCTACCTTCCATATTTTCTTTATCTCTTTTTGCTGATTCTGCAAAGGCAATGGCTTCTTCTCTTTGCCTTTCAGCTTCTCTCATCTTACGAGTTAATTTAGCAATACGTTTTTGAACGCCATCACTATATTCTTTTAACTCATCTTTTTTATCTTCTACTTTTTCTTCAACAGGTTTTTCTTCACTTGCTTCTACCTGTTCTACTTCAACCTTTTCTTCTTTTACAACTTCCTCTTTAGGTTGCTGTTCATCTAAATTAACTTCAACCGGCTTTTCGTTTTCTTCGCCAACATCAATTAATTCATCTTGTTTTCTGTTTTCTTCTTGCATAGTTCCTTCCTATGTTAAATGTAATGAAGAATCGATTCTGGGTCACCAATGGTTCCTAGAACTTCATCATCGTTTAGTATTCGCACTTCTCCGCCTTCTATTGGTAATCTTGCACCAGCGTATCTGGCAAACATTACCCAATCTCCTATTTTGCACCACGGCTCTATAAATTTTTCTTCATCTTTATAGGCTAGGTCTCCCATTTTCAAAACATAACCACATGTGGTTGCAATTCTAGCTTTGTCTAATTGTTCTTGTGAAAATAAAATACCACCTTTAGTTTTCTCTCTTGGTGTAAAAGGTAAAACTAAAAGTCTATATCCAACAGGTTCAGGTAGTTGATCTACAACTTCCTTAATATTTTCTGGATCTAGTCTTTTTGCGTGAGGTTCTTCTTTTGCTTGTTCTTTATATTTTTCTTCTAATGCATTGACATGTTTAGGAGTTTCCTTTTTGGTCTCCGATGTCGATAACGTTTCCTTGCTCATTTTTTTGCTCCTTATAGTTTAGCAGGTTAGAGATTTCCTGTAGTATTATTGAATAGGCATGTGCCTGTCCTAACATATATTTATATTTTTCCATATTGTCAACCCCACCACTCATCATCGTATCTTGAATCTGAATTTGTGCGTTGGATATGGCCTTCTTAAGCTTATCTATTATTACTAGATCTTCCATTATTTAACCCACCTTTCAATTACTTTTATTTTTTCTTCTGCATCTACAATAACTTGCAATAATTTATCTACTTCGTTCAAGTGCTGCGGATGTTCTCCTATACCCACTGGACTTTTTAAATAGATATTTATTGTTGCTATTGATTCGGCTATTTGTGCTTCGTATCGTTTCTTTAGTGCTTCTAACATTTCCATCTTTTTCTAGCCTGACGTAGTCTAGAATTAGGATCTTTTGCTGCCTTTGGAAATTTTTTCATTTGGCCTGCGCTTCTTGCACAGTACGACTTACGTCGGTTTGCAGCTTTTGATCCTGGTTTTACTTTACCCGTCACGGCTGTTTTTAGTTTTGAACCGGGATTTTTTCTTCTGTAGGCAGCGACACCGGCTCGAGTCATACCTGCTCCAGACTTTGTAGGTCTAAAGTTCTTTTTATTTCTTGCAGGCATTTTATCCTGTTTTCTCATACCATTCCTCCCATACTCATTTTTTTTCTTTTTGCAAACGTAGCAACGTTTGTTGGTTTTGGTCCTGTATTACCCGCTGCTCTTTTTCGTTTGACAGCACTCGCCTTTTGTGAGCTTGTCATCCGTGTGGCTTTTGCAAGTGGTACGCATTTCGGATATTTTCTTTTGCTCCCCTTCGATCTTCCGCAAGGTTGATACTTGCCGTCCTTCTTCGGAGCTCCGATGTCCACCCATTTCTCGTCTAACCATTCTTTAAGACCTTTTTTAGCCATTAGACTATTTTTGTTTTTTTACGTTTATTAGACATAACCTTACCACATCCTTTAGCAATAAAACCACCGTTTGCTTTTTTAGTTCTACCTACTTTACCTTTGCAATATTTGGATGCCCAAATGTTTGCATAAGCTGAAGGGTATACCTTGAACTTTTTCTTTGCGGCAGCTTTTCCTGCAGGACATAGTTTAGCCATTATTTCTTCCTTTTTTTAACTCGTCCACCTTTTTTCATAAAGCCCATTTTATTTCTAACGGGTTTAGGAAGTTTACGTAGACCTTTACCTTTTTTACCTGCGGGTACTGGTTTCATTTTTATTCCTTATTTATTTATTTTGCCAGATTTTTTAGCTTTAGAACCAAACTTACCATAAGACTCATCACGAGATGCTTTTAATTGCTTCTTCGTTCTTTTCTTTTTGATTCTCATAGCAATAGATTCATCTTTTCTATCTTTGTAGCCTTGTTTTTTCTTTTTAACTTTGCCGCCTTTTTTCATAGCGCCTCTGTCCATAAGTTCAGTTGGCATTCTTTTTGATATCATGTTTTCACCTTGTCCTCTTGAATACATCATATCTCCAGTTCTGCCACCCATTCCACCACCAGCTCTTTTTACTCTAGCAGGGCCTCTTGGGTTTGTTACTTGTTTATTAAATCTTGGGTTTGCCATTATTTTTTTCCTCCGTTTCTAAATATTTGCGTTCCTTTGATACCATAAATGCTCGCTACTACCAAAATCCACAAGTTTGTGAACCATTGAGGAAGTTGCGAAAACATTTCGAAGAACAATTTTACTTTGTCCATCGCAGTGGGGTCGTCTGATACGACCGCCCAGGCTAGAACTGCAACTGGCGTACTCAATATTATGAGCACAGCCTCGTCCTTCCAGTCTGATTGTCTAGCTTCTAACAATTTGCCTTGGTAAGCTTCCTCACCTCGAGCTTGTTTTTCAGCATGCAATAATTGTGCTTCAGACATAGCCATCTTTGCTCTTTGTCTGTTAGCATAAATTTTTGAACCAGCTTGCGCGGCTAACTTAATAGCTTGTAGCCACATAAACTAATACCAAGTTGCTTTAACTGGTTTTTTGTCAGGTCTCATACGTCTTGTACCTTTAACATCAACCACTTGAGATTCATCCGGGTTAGTCATTTCAACAGGAATGCCACCTTGTTGGTAACCATCCTTGCCAACACCTAATTCTTTTTCAATTTTAGGTGCTTTAACATAACCTTGACCTCTTAAATAATCTTTAGTCATTTTTTGTCTCCTTATTTTTTAATTATAACTACTTTTTAGGAAAGTTTCTACCAAAATCATGAATTTTACTAGCATCAGACATTTGTTGCTTCGCTAATGAAACTCCAGCCCTTAAACCTGCTAGTTGTTCGTTCTGTTCTAGCTTATCTTCCTGTATTTCCTTGTTCATCATGGCTTTCATTTTGTCTAAATCCAATTGTTCTTGACCTTCGTCTTTTTTTCTTTGGTTTTCTTGTGCTCGAAGATCTAATTCTCTACCTTTTAGTCTTAATAGTGGATCTCCTCCATATTCACCCATGATTTTTTCTTCTTCTTTTGCATAATCTTCTGTCATTTCTGCAATAAGTTTAGCTTTTCTTGATTCAATGTCGCTTGTAATTTTTTGAATACGTTGTTGTGACTGCATCATCATAGGATTTTGCATCATCGCTTGTGGATTTTGCATCATTGGACCTAATTGTTGAGTTAATTGTTGTATTTCTTGTATCTCTTGTACAAATTCTAATTGAACTTGTTCTTGAGCCATTAAACTAATGTGTTCTAAAATATTTTTTTGTAATCCATTCATAGCAATTGGATTATTTTGCACCATATTCAATCTCATAAAGTTTAAGTGTGCATCAATATGTGCTTTGTGATCTTGTCCTGGAAACGCTTGAAAGGGTTTACCACTCATTGCAAGAATATGTTCTAAACTTGGATCTAATGGTTGTGGTGTTTGAGGCGGTGGTAAAATTGCATTTACATTTTTTACACCTAATGCATCATACATAGATCTATAAGCTTGATACAAATTATGTATTTGTGGATTAGATTGCGCTAATTGTAATTGTGTTTGCGCCATAGATATTCTTTGTGTTTGAGAGAATATATTTGGATCTGCTACGGGTAAAATATCTATTCTATCATCAAAGTCTTGAACTTTAATTTCTCTAGAAGCACCAGGTACATCATAAGGATAAACGGGTGGTAAATAAGTTTTAAAAACTTCTGATAATAATTTAAATTCTTGTTTTAGACCTACATATAATCTTTTGTGTATCGCTGACATTACCCGCGATCCACGTTCCAATAATGCTACTGTTGTACCGACAGCCGCGTTTTGATTCATGTCGCCCACTTGTGCATCTGCGATGGACGCGAAGCGTTGACCTGCTTGAACCACAACACCCATTAAAGATAATAAAGTTGCATCAGGACCTTTGAAAGGTAAAGGCATAAACTGATCTCTAATATTTCCTCCCGGAGCGTCGACATCTCTGAACTCACCAGGTTGTAAGGGTTGTGCATCGTCTCTAATTCTTAATCCTCTTGTCTTAAATCCTGCCGGTAGGTTAGCTAACGTTCCTGCGTCTAGTAATTGTCTTAACGCAGCGGTTGCTGTTCTTGTTAAGCCACCAATCATGTGAATTAAACCAAAGCCATAAAAACCTGTACCTGGTAAAAATTTAAATTGTACAAAGTATTGAATTTTTTTCTTTAATGGATCAGTAGGTTGATAGTTTCTTCTGATTGATAAAATTTTATTATTAGATTGTGCAATAGTTACAATATAAGGTAATTTAATTCCAGTTGGTTCTCCGTCTTCACCTTCATCTTCATAACCTTCTAAATCTAAATCTGTGTGAATTTCTAAAAGTGTGTATTGATCTTCTTGACCATCTCTTGAAATACCTTCTAATTCTAATTTTTTATCTTCTAATTGATTTTCAGTTACAGGTGGTTTTCCTAAATCTATATCTCTATAAAATCCTGCAACCTGTTGTTTTCTTAAATCGTTTTCAGAAATTTTTACAACGTGAATAATAGCATCTGTGTCATCTAAAGATGTAGCCGAGTATGGGACAATTAAATCATCCGCCGGTACAAATTTGGATACGGCTCTACCCAAGAGATCGTCATAATAAACTTTCTTGAAAGTAGAGCCGGACAGGGGAAGATAGAAAAGCATTTGATCAAACTCTGGTTCATATTCTTTCATCTGATCCATGATTTGATAATTCATAAAATCTTTAACTCGATTAGCTTGATCTTGTTTTTGTGGATTCACATCTCCTAAAATTTGTGCTCTCACTGGACCATTTGCTGGTAATAATTCTTTATAAGCTTGTGCTTGAAATTGTGTGACTGCTTCTGCAAGAACAGGGTGATTAACACCTGATGCACCTCTAAAAGGCTCTGTTCGTCTTTCGTATTTGAAACCTAATAATTCTAAACCTTCTCTGTAAGACTGTTCCCAGTCTCCTCTTGATTCTTTGTATTCTGTGTATTGATCGTAAAGCTTTGAACCTAATTCATCTAAAGTATTATCACCTATAAATTCTGCTAGGTTTTCAAAATGATCTTGACCACCTTCAACAGATGCAACAGCTGGATCAAAAGAAACTTCTGCTCCACCTTCTTCTGTCATTTCTATTTCAACAGGTCCGCCTTCGGTTTGTACTTCTTCAACTTTTTCTTTTACTGCCTCTTCGATCTCCGCTTCTCCTGGAAGCTCTACAGTCGTTTTTTGATTGGGCAAAGATTTATCTATTGTAGCCATGAGATATTTTATCCTTTATCTGTAATTGTTTCAACACCTACTTCAGTAGTATCAGGTGTTTCTTTAACTGTCAAACTTTCAATAACTTCGTTCATTAAAGCTGGGTTTGACTTTTTAGGTTCATCAATGGGTAATGGGTTTTCTGCAGCCCATGCTAATAATTCTGCTTGCGTTACAGGTTCATCATTTGCTGTATTAACAAAAGCTCCAATAACGTCGTTATATTTAATATTCATTATTTAGTCTCCACGAAAAGTGTTATAACACCACCATCTTTAAATCCATAATCAGATGCATATCCACCACCAACACCCATACCTGCTCCTGCAGAAGTTGGACCACTACTTCCAGAATATCCTCCTTCACCTTGTGAGATACTTAAGAAAGCTTCTCTAGCTCTTTGAGAGTCAGATGCTGCTGCAGCGGCTGCAGCTTGTGCTGCTTCTTGTTGTGCTATAAATTCATTTAATGAATCTATTTTTGTTCTTCGTTCTGGTGTTAAACCTAATTTTTCTATTGCAGATATTCTAGCTCTTGCTCTAGGTGATAAATCAAATCTTGTATTATAACCTTGCATGATACCACTTGTTAATCTTCCAAGATCATCAACCTCTGCACCACTAGTATTTAGAAAGTTTTGTTGTGCTAAATTTGAAATTGTAGGTTGACCTAGTTTACTCAAACCCGATAATAATAATCCAGCGCCAGGTATACCTGATGCAGCACCTAATAAAAATTTACCAGCACCTGCTCCTAAATCTAATCCTTCACCTATAATATTTTTAACACCATCTAAAATTCCACCTGATTGATATGGAACTCTACCGCCGTCCGCTTTTTCATAAAATTTTTTATAGTCTTTATATTTTTTACTGGAATCATAATCTTTATCAGGACCTTTTTTAATTTTTCCCGCTTCTTCTAATGCTTTAATAATTCTTCCTCTTTTGCTAGAATAAGCTCCTTCAGCGTCAGGACTAGAATAGTTACCTTTTTCTTTACCTAATTCTCCGAGAACTATATCTTTTGTAGAAGGTGCATCTTTATCTTTAAATAATGCATTAAGTCCTACACCTCCTGGAACTAACGTTGTTAAAATTTCCATACTTATTTCAGGATTGTCAGAAATAAAATCACTAACTTTTTGAGATGCTGCAGCCATACCTAGGCCAGCAATGGTAATCCCAGCTAATTCTGCAAAGGGTAATATAAGGGGTGCGGCTAATGGCATAGATTAATAATACTCTGGATTCTGTTTTCTAAAATTGTTTTCATTTTTTTCATCTTCTGGATGCGTGATAAAACCTCCCTGTCTAAACCGCATCACAGCTTGAGTCATACTGTCAACTAAATCGTCATTGTCTCCATACGGAAACGCTGCACATTCTTCAATCACCTCTTCTGCAAACTTATGATCAGGCGCCCAAATTTGCCCTGACTCAAATAGTGGGGCAACGGCGTTTACCCTAGCATGTTTATCATTACCTTTGCTAGGAGTGAAATTTATAACAGGTATCCCCATCTTTCGCAACTCATATGTTAAAGGCATTCCAGAAGCTTTACCCTCAATGATGACCGTATCAGGATTCCAATATTTATATTGCTCGAAAGCAACTTTACGTAGTTCAGGAAACTCTAATCGTTCTTTATGTGAATCTAATAGAATAAGAGCCGGTCCGCTGTCCTCGTTTGGATAAAAGACGCCCCACGTTGTAATCGCAGAATAGTCAGCGGTTTCTTTTTTAAGAAAAGCCGTATCATAACTTTGAATGATATGTTCTAATTTTGGAATATAACCTTTTTCCCAAATGTTCCACCACTCACGTTTAATAATAGATCCTTCTTCTGACGTTGGATCTTGCATCCATTGTGCATTCCATTTACCCACGGACAGTGATGCTTTAACAGCTTCTAATTCATCTAACTTCCAATACCCAGGCCAAACAGGATCGCCTGATGGCATGATTGCCGGAAACTCTACAACTTCCCACTGATCTGATTTTAATTCTTTTTGAGATTTGATTAACATACCGGTTAGATCTTTTGTATTCCATCTTGTCATAACCACTACAATTGATCCACCAGGTTGAAGACGTTGTCGTGGTCCTGATGTATACCACTCATAAGCTCGCTCTAAAGCTTGTTGATTAAGTGCATCTTGTTCCGAATGTGGATCATCGATGATAAGTAAATCCGCACCACGGCCCGTTATGGCCGATCCAACACCGGCTGCATAATATTCACCGCCTTGTTCTGTTTCCCATTTACCCGCGGCTTGCGAATCTTCTCGTAGTCTTGTTTTGAAAACGGATTGGTATTCGGGGGTATCAATTAAGTTTTTAGCTTTACGTCCAAAGCGGATCGCGAGTTCTGTAGTGTGGGTCGTTTGAATTATTTTTAAATTAGGTTTACGTCCTACCATCCAAGAGGGTAAGAGATAAGACGCAAACTCTGACTTCGTATGCCTAGGGGGCATATTGATAATTAATCGTTTGCACTCACCACTTGCTAAACGATTAAATTTTTCTGCTATTTCTGTATGATGTTTACCTTCAATAAATTCAGGCCATACATGTTTTACAAAAGATAGAAAATCGTTTTTAACTTTGCTTTGAGTTTTTTTCTCGGAGAGCTTGATAGCATACTTCATGAACTCTTTCTTAACGTCAGGAGGTAGCTTATCAATTAGTTCTTGTTTCATAAAAATTTTTGCAGAATTTTTTTAGGCTTCTGTTTTGTACCAAAATTTCAATTTTTAGGGGTACCCCCATAGCTTAATACCATTTTCTATTTTTAGCAAGTAAATGTCTAAAAGTTGGGTATAGGGTGGGCCCGCCGGCCACGTGCGACAAAAGGTCGCAGGGGGGTGCGACAATATGTCATATTGACAAACTTTTAGGATCCCTACGATTCGCGAATCGGGTGCGACATTTTGCCTAACCCTTACAAGTTATAACTTGTTAATATAAATGTAAATAACAAAAGGAAAAAAATGCAATTAGAAAAAACAATACTAGACCACAACACCGTTGATTGTGTTTATTTCTTTACGAGTTATGATTGTAGAGATAACATAACGAATAGAAATTGGTTTCATCTTAATGATAAGTTAAGTCAAGATGACCAAAAGAAATTCTTTAAGTTTATTAAAGATCATAAATCAGAAATAAAAGAAATAATAAAAAAGAACGGCTTTAAGTTTTATACTACTGACGCTGACGATGAAAGTAAGTGTCATGGTTATTATTTAAAGAATTGGTATGATGGTACAAAAACTGTTGACTTCGATCCAATGGACGATTTTACAGAGGCCGATTTAGGTCATGTAAAAATGTACTATAAAGAGGAAAATAAATTTAAACAGTTATGAAACTAATCGTCCAAATAAAAAACATTTACGGGGTAAATAGAATTTACCCCGTATGTGAAAAGTCTAAAAGCTTTTCACGGATCGCTGGGCTTAAAACCCTACAGCAATCAACGATCGATGAAATCAAAAAGCTAGGGTATAAAATAGAGACAAGAGGGGAAAAACTATGATCATAAATAATTGGCGTGGTTATGATGTAAATATTAAACACCGATCCGAAAAGTATTGTCGAATTGAATTGTTTAATAATAATAGACAACATTTTATTAATCTTTATTCAGCTAACCCGAACGGGTTGAAAGCTAGTGAGATCAATAAAAACATTTATCAAAGCATAAGAAAGGATGGGGCTAAATGGTAGAACTCTTTTTAGAAACACCGCTTGAACTTAAAATACTTCTTTTAAGTTTTGCCGTTGCCGGCTTTGCATTATGCTGGGCAACGAAGCGCGATGAACAGAAGACGTTCAATGATCGTTATAAGGTCGATCAGAAATGGAGAAATAAATGAAGTGGGTCGATAAAAATACAATAAGCCTTGAGTGGTGTGTTGACGATGTTAAACAGCAATTAAAGGATCGAGGTAAAAAAGAGAAGTTAACTCTTGAACAATGTAGAGATGTATTATCTCGATGCTTACACAAACACGATGCGTCAATGGGTATATCATGGGACATTATAGATTATCACATTGATGATGTGATAGCCGAAGAATAACCAACACACCCCGCCCCGCTTTTAGCGGGGCGGGGTTTTTAGTGCGACAACTTGCCGATTTAAATGAAGCGTAAATAGTTTAATATAAATTTACTTCCGTTTGGTAGTATCCGAAGTTAAAAACTCAAACTGCCTAAATCATTAGTGCCTACAACCCTTTCGGGTTGTAGGTTTTTTTATTGTCTCAATTCTAGTTTAGAATTATTCTAAACTATTTTTTTTTATTTTTTTAGGGAGGGTGGGCCCGCGGGCCACGAGCATATAACCTGCGACAATATGTCACATTGACAAGCGGATCGCGATCGACTAGGCGCGGGCAGTCGCGCGCGGTCAGTTGAGCGCGGGGCGCTTAATTATTTTTTTGATTGATTAATATTTTTTGTATGAGTTGCCAATCGTTAACCGCTAACGGTTTAACTTCTCTGTGATCTAATAATAAACCTTCAATAGATTTACTCTCATAAAGTTTTATGAGAGAAGGGGAGCGGGGCGGGGCGTGTTCTAATAACAGAAAATTACGTTTAGATTTTTGAGTAGCCCATAGTATTTGATGAGGGGAAAATCTAACTTTTTTTGTAGTTGTATATTTTAACTCAACCATGAAAAAACCGCATAAATCATTATAACAAAGCACATCAGGGACACCGTGATTTATATAAGTCTCTAGTCTAGTGTGTTGAATTAGAGGGGTATTTTTTTTAAATTTTTGATATAATTTTTTTTCAGGTTTCACCGTACAATTGCTTATACGGTAAAACCTTAACGGCGTCAATTATGCCGTCTTTTTGGGGGTACTAAAGGCAGAATTAAAGGGTATTTGTATTATTTTATATTGAGATTTAACCCATTTTCTGTGTTCATCTTTTAATTCTTTTAAAGCGTCCATTTTCTTTTTTGCCTCATCATAAGAATTAAACCCGTGATTACATTTATAATCTATTGAAAAATCAACCTCAATACTATTTTCTCTGTATTGATTTTCAGTTATTTCAATAATAATAAATTTATTTATAACCATTATTCATCGCCTTTATTAGCAATTTGTAATGTATTGTAAACTATACCCATATTTAAAAAGCCGTGTTTCATGGCGTTTTCAAACTCAATATTTTTAAATAAGAGTTTCGGGTGGTGTATAGCGTCAAACATCTTTTGCTTTTGAGCGTCCATTTTAGACAGTTGAGCGCCTTCTTTTGTGCTCTTTTTTAATTCACCGTGAAGGGCGTCTTTACATACACGCGTCAAAAATCGATCAAAATCCTCAAAATCCTCATATTGACCGCTATATGTACCGTCCCAGCCGTGAATTTTGGCTTGCCTATTATAAACATCGTCAATATCACGCGCTAGTTTTTTTTGTTTATCTTTTAATTCACGCTCTTTTAACTCTTTTGACTTCACAAAGTCGTCATATTCTTTAGACGCTTTTTTTAAAGCCGTTAATTTAGAGGCAAGTTTTAAAGTAGATACAAATTTTTTGTATTCCGTTTTAATTTGTTTATCTACTTTTAATTCAATAGCGCGTTCCAATTCCTGTCTTTTTTCGGAAACTTCACTATCTATTCTATTAGACCAGTATTTTTTATCTTTGTCAGATAATTTTACCGTTTTATTTTCATCACTCATTTTTAACCTTTTGTTAGTTGTTAATATTTATTTTAATAACATACTTGTAAATTAAATCAATGGGATTATATGTTAAAATGTGTTAGTTGAATTATTGGGCGGTGAAAATTGCCCAGTAATTCAAGACCTGCGACAAAATGCGCATTTATTAATTATATGGGAAAATATATTAAATGATTATGACTATTTTAAACGGCGTAAAATTAAAAGGCAATGAAACCTTTACAGAATTATTAAAGATAGGCAAAAAGAAAAAACATAAAAAAGATAATTCTAAAAAAGGGGATATTTTTGTTAATTGTAGAAGTTGCGAGGAATATATAAAAGGCGACTGGCGTTCTAGTTTTGACGGGCGATACTGTAAAAATTGTTTATGAAATTTTATAAATCAAAAAGATTATTAAACGTAGATAATAACGCCAAAACCATTAAAGGCCAAAAATACAAATATTTAACAGGAATTTTATATTTAGCGCCCGCCCGTACTAGCGGTTTTAATGTTTGCCCCATGGCAAGCGCGGGATGTAAAGCAAGTTGTTTATTTACAGCGGGGCGGGGTCGTTTTAGTAATGTTTATAATGGCCGTTTAAATAAAACGTTGTGGTATTTTTTAGAGCGTGAAAGTTTTTTAAATAAATTAAGGCGTGAAATAAACGCGTTGATTAAAAAAGCTAAACGGCTAAATTTAAAACCCGCCGTTAGATTAAACGGCACTAGTGATATTGATTGGAATATACACGGGTTATATAATGAATTTTCTAAAGTTAAATTTTACGACTACACCAAAATTTATAAACGGGCTTTAAAATATGTTAACGGCGCATATCCTAAAAACTATCATTTAACATATAGTTTAAATGAGGATAACAAACAAAAAGCAAGTTATATATTAAAGCGGGGCGGGAATATTAGCGCCGTTTTTAGAAATAAAAAACTTCCAAAAAGATTTAAAAATTTTAGAGTTATAGACGGGGATAAGTCTGATTTAAGGTTTAATGATCCAAAAAATATTGTAGTCGGTTTATATGCTAAAGGACGGGCTAAAAAAGATCAAACGGGTTTTGTATTAGATGTTTAATTTAATACAAATTAAGGCGGTGTTAGTAGCGGGGATTGACCTAACCAAAGCACCGCTTTTTAAGTTAACAAGCGAGCGAGCGAGCGAGCAGAAGGGATAATATGAAAAAATATAGAGTTATAAAAGAATTTTTTGTAGATGCTTATGACGAATATGATGCAGAAAAAAAAGCAAACGAAGAAAAAAGTTACAATGATGAAATCATTGATGTTCAAGAAGTGGTAGATGATGAGTATAATCAACAACAAGCGAGCGAGCAGAAGGGATAATATGAACTTATTAAAACACGTTAAACCAAATAAAGATTGTACACAAGGTTGTGATAATATAACGGATAATGCTTATGTTTGTTTTGAATGTGAAGATATACAAGTTAAAGAAAAATATCCCAATGCAATTTATAATAGTGATTGTCAATGGGAGTTAAAAGAACAAGCGAGCAAGCAGAAGGGATAATATGAAAGTAGTTAGAATAGATTTACAAGGGGCTTGTGAGCCAATGGAATTTAAATCTAAAAAGTTATTAAGAGAATATTTAATTGATTTTCATTTACAAGATTATCACAAAGAAGATGAGTATGGAGTTGAAGATATAAAATTAATTAAATCATTTAGTCTAGATCAAATATGTGATTATTTTGATTGGGGCTATAAACAAGCGAGCGAGCAGAAGGGATAATATGAATAAACCTACAAAGTGGCAATCACAAATAGATATTGTACACCGTGAATGGTGTAGAGAAAATGGTTATCCAGCGCATTGGTATCGAGCAAAGCATGGTAGGCCTAAATTAAATAAGGGTGCGAGCAAGCGAAGTAGCGCCCAGTATCCATATCTATTAAATATTTCGTAAGCCAACGCTACATCTTGATTAATACGATAAATTACGCTAAAAGTCAATCTATGGGATTACCTAAAAATTTAACTGAACGACAGCAAAAATTTGCTGAATTACTTGTATACAACGAAGGGCGCAAGAGTCCGAGCGAGTGTGCATATGAGGCAGGGTATAAGACTAGACCTAGACAGGCTGCGAGCGAGCTACGTAATCCAAAACTTTCACCATTAGTAGTCAGATATATAGGTGAGCTACGAGCAGAGATACAAGAAAAATATGGTATCACTTTTGAAAAACATATTGGGGAACTAGCAAAGTTAAGAGAGGATGCACGAGCGAAGGGAGCGTGGTCTGCCGCAATAAACGCAGAAGTAGCACGTGGTAAAGCGGGTGGTCTTTACGTAGATCAAAAATTAATTATGACAGGTAATTTAGATAATATGTCGGAGAAAGAATTAGAATCTAAACTTAAACAAATTCTTGATGATCACAAATCTTTAATTGATGTTAGTCCAGAAGAGACAACAACAGAATCAAAAACAAAACAAATCCCTGCATCTGATTAAAAACATTATTAAACTTTTGGTAAAGTCTTAATACGTTGTTTCTTATTCTTCTTATTAATTCCATATTTTACTCCTTGTGAGTCTGGCCCTTTTACAGGTGGTATAGCATGCCATTTTACATTAGGCATATTTTTAGTCAAAGTTTTATTTTTCATTATTCCATGATACCAACATTAAAACAATAATTCCATATATTGCTACCACAAAACCAATAGATAAAATCAAACAACTTTTCCTTTGTTGGGTCCTGTTTTTATTCTGTATTTATGTGTGCCTGTTGCGTTGATGTCAACTTCTTCTCTCATAACTTGATTGAGAAAAATTTCATTCCAACCATTTTTGTAGGCTTCATTTGATGGTCTTGATCTACCATCATATTTTTTACCTTTTTCTTTAGAAGTCATAATATTTATCTCCATTTATTACGATGCTATATTTATATGCCAATCTTGATAATAAATCCCACTTGCCTTCTTCTTTACATCTTTTTAAAATACAGTTTAATCTAAATGTAAATGCTGTTTTTCTCTTCATATTTTTATCTTCTCCAGTTTTGATATTATACATTTTGGGAATACATTTCTATCGGAAAAAACTGCGGCATCTGCGTCATAAGAAGCAAATGTCCACACATGTTTATTATCTTTTGCAAATATATAAGCTTGAGTGATCATTGTAGCTGTGGTTAAATGTTTCATTTCCGAAGCATCTGCATGCCCGGAATCCCCGCACGGATCTGCCCATACGATTTTATAGAAGTAATATTTTTTATTACCAATGGTTGCATATTTGTATTTAGACTTCTTACGTTTTTTAGGCATATCTATTTCTAGCATATAAGAGATATTTTTGGGCAAAAATGTTTTTTTTGAAAACAAAAAACTTCCCGCGCGGGGGATACCAACTCTACTTATGTGACATATATAGCACACAACTGTACTAAAAATTACGTAAAGTGTGCCACGGCAGAAATGCAAAAAAGTCAATAAAATCACCATTTGTGCCACGCTGTGCCACCAAAAAAAGTTGCTCTGGCACAGCTACTATTCGCTTATACCAACACTTATAGCCTAAAAACACCCCTGTGCCACGTGTGCCACGTACTTTTTTCGAATAGAAAAAAAAATAATTGCCCTAGAATTTCTCTTATGGTGGCACACTGCCTTATTTTTGACACAAAATTAACTTTGTTTGAACGTAATTGACCTAATTCTCTCATCTTTATCAGTTTTCAACACTAATCTAGCCGGATTGGGATCTCCAATTATAGCAGACTCTTGAATCTCAATACGTCTTATATCTTCCAAGTGTCCATTTTGGGTCTCAATATATACTGGACAATCTGATATGACTGTTCCTTTTTGACCATTTGTAAATCTTTCTAGTATTGCTTGTAAATCTCTTAATCTCAATCTTTACCTCTCATTTCTTCATAGTATTGATCTATTTTTTTTAAAAACTCATGCATATATTTTTTCATCTCAAGTCCTTGTATAATAAATTCTTGATAGTAATTATCTTTACTACACATCATAATGACACCTTTTGATATATTTGTTCTGTAAACAAAATTATGTGCCATAGTATACGCCGCTAACTGTACACAATAGTCTTCAATCCATTCTCTCTTTTTTGGTTTATTAGTTTGTTTAAAGTCAATAATAGCAGGTTCATTTTTATGTAACCCCACTAAATCGGTCTGTCCTGCATATAGTCCGGGGTAGTATAAAGTTACTTCTGATCCAAAATACTCACTCACATTTGATAAACCTTGTTCAATAACTCTTTGTGCCATATTATGTGCTTCTTGACCCACTGTTGTCATATCCATATATCCTTCTCCTAGGACATACTTCTCCAAAATCTTATGCATTGCTGTGCCTCTAGCACCTGATTTTTCAACGATCCGCGCTGCATTGGCCTCTCCCTCCCTTTTTCTCCAAGCGGCTAATTTTTCGCGCTTCTCGGCCGATTGTGTGGCAGAGAGTATTGTTGTGACACTAGGTAATTTAAATTGACCATCGTTAATATCATAGACCCGTTTACCGTCGACATTGGACCTAACGCATTTTGGATAGATGTATTGATTATTGTGTTTCATATTTTTTATATTCTTTTTGTGTTTGTTCGTTAGGATAGTATACTTCTACAAAACTATGACATTCGGGACACGATAAATTAGTTACCATTGAGTAAGTATCATTCTCTTCGTCGATGTCATGATCACCACCCCATATTAATTCAGTATTACAATGCCAACATTTCATATATTTTTTATATCTTCCACAGAGTTGATTTGATTTAACTTATTATTTTCTATTTCATACAAAGGAGCTTGCGTTATGAAAGTTGTACCATCCGTTCGTTTTCTTTCACTACCTTTATCAAAAAAAGAAGCCTTCTTTAAAAAGTCATCTTTAGATAACCAACCACAAATTTGTACCTTACCTGTTTTTTTATTTATACTATTAAATAATAAAACATCATTGTCTCTGTCTTTTTGGTACCCGACAAAGTTATGGACGTAAAAGTCTCGCATATCAACGTTTCTAGCCATCGTCTTCACATCAACTTTTTTACCATTTATTTTTAAATCCTCGATCAACGATCCGCTATTATAGTTGGGTAGATCCCTATCCAATGCTTTGTGAATCATACACTCACCAACAATACCCGTGTATTGACGTATCTTGTTCCCATTGAAGCCGGCAGATCTTACTCCAAAGTTCTTAACACTAACTTGTAAGTTAGCGTAGTTTCTTATTTCATCATTTAATTCTAAATTTAACATTATTTTTCTCCTTTAAAAAATTTTTTTAAATGTTTAATAAAGTCGTTATCAAAATTTTTAGATAACACTTCATCCGGTACATCCGCGTTTCGATACTCTTCTTCTTTAGTCATCGGCACTCGTTTACCTTGTAGTTTAATTTGTTCTTTATATTCTTCTTCCATTTCTTTAGCCACCTTATCAGTTATCATTTTTTTTCCCTGTTAACATTTTTTTAATTATTGTTGATGTTGGGTCAAGTAAATCATTTGGATCTAAATGTTTACAGCCAACCAACAAAAACAAGGTTATCATTAATATGTATTTCAAATAACACCCTTGTCTCTTAATTCATCGGGAGTAAATTTATCTTCAATCCATAATTCACCTGTCCGATTACAATCATCACACTGTGCGTGTGTTTCTTCATGTGTTAAATGATAAGGTACACGGTAAAAACCATTACCTTTACATTTTGGACAAAATATTTTAGTCCGCTTTTCCATTTTTGTATCCATGTTTTTTAGCCTTTTCATTAATCATACTTTCAATTACTTTACTTATACTCAAATCAGTACCTTGTACTATTTTATCTCGCAAGTATTGTGCTTTTTTCCAAGCAGCTATAGGTACAGAAACAGATTTATGTATTTTGGGATTTGCCATTTTTAACTCCTTTCTTTTGTGCAATGTAGAGATAAACAATATCAGTTTTATCTGTTATTTCCGATCTTCCACTCACCTTTTTTTGAAAAAGATTGACATATGTTTTTTCCATATCCAAAACATATTGACCAAACTTTCTTAACTCAAAATTTTTTGTTATGTCTTCTCCTAAAAACCCTTTGTAGTAAATAATACATTCTCCAGGTTTTGCTAACGACATCCACTCCGCCATGGACTCTTTTGTTTGCGGTTTATAGTCTTCTATGTTGACCATTATTTTTTCTCCTTACCTTTTATTATAGTTGATATAAAGTTACCTTTCTTGTTGGTATACTCTACGTGATATTCTTTCTTATGATCAAGTTTAGATTTTAATTTTTTAAAAGACATAGCTTGCATTTCTTCTGTACTTCCAACATCTTTACCTACTTCGTTGGTTTTTTCGTCTACGATGTCTTTACCTAACTCTCTCACCTTATATGTATATCGCATTATTATCCTTTCTTTTTGCTCTTTTTTTATACATTAAACTGGGAATATATAACAAAATAATAATAGTTGCAATGATTATTTATTTATTATATTCTGATGACCTCTTCTCACACCTTTTGTTTGCCGTGAGCTTTCACAGCTCCGGCAGACAATTAAGTGTCCAAAATAGGATTACATCTAAAACCAATTACAAGTCTCTTATTATTGACAAGATCTTGCCCTAATTCGGTCATCATTTCTTTTGCAAGAGTATAACCATAGGTTGCACAATCATAATGGGTTTTGAAAAAAATATTGTTTTTGACAGGTGGCATACAATCGCTGTATAGCAATGAACATATTTTAAGCACAAGAACGAATTTCATTACCGGCCCTGGCCAGCATAACGTTTAAATGTACGTCTTTTATATTTGTTCATTTTTTGTAGACTGGGTCTACGTCCAATTGAAGTTTTGTGATGAATAGCTTCGTGTACGACTTGATCTTTAAATTTTTTAGCCATTGTCTAAATCTGTTAGTTTCATTTTGGAATGTTTATCAACTTTCATGTATTTTATAATACCGTTAACTTTTTGCTCCACATCAAAACCACAGTTAGTACATCTGAAAAAAGTTCTATGTAGACCAACTAATATTGTATACATCTCACATTCAGGACAATGTCCTGATACAATTTCAGTGTCTAATATTGTGCCTTTCCAGTTTTTTTCTGTCATATTTATTTTTAACCTTAAACACTTTTGAAGTAAAGTGTCTTAATTGTTTTGCAAAAGGATTACGTTTTTTGTTAGGTTTCTTCATGGACGTAAAGTCCAAAGAATCATAAAAATTACAGCAATCATTGCAATAACTGTATTTATAGGAAAGAAAAATTCCATTAGCTGCTAATTCCAACCAACCATAACACAATAAATATATAACAAATGGGTTCCATTATTCTAGTATTAAAGACTTAATAGAGAAAGATCCATCTATATTTGTCTCAAGTTCTGCTTTAGATTTAATACATTTATATTGTATATTTGGCTTGTCATCTCTGGTTGCT